TATCCAGATGTAGCGCAGTTTGGTAGCGCAGATGCTTTGGGAGCATAAGGTCGGGGGTTCAAATCCCTCCATCTGGACTTGGGAACATAGCTCCAATTGGTAGAGCACAGGATTGAAGATCTTGGTGTTATCGGTTCAAATCCGATTGTTCCCACCTTAGGAATGTAGCATAGTGGTTTAATGCACACGGCTGATAACCGTGAGATCATCGGTTCAAATCCGATCATTCCTACTTGGAAGTGTGGCAGAGAGGTCTAATGCAGTGGATTGCTAATCCGCCGATGTTCTTTAAGGGCATCCGTTGGTTCGAATCCAACCACTTCCGTTGGCAGTGTAGTTCAGTGGTAGAACAAGAGATTCATACCCTCTATGTCGGTAGTTCAATTCTACCCACTGCCTTGTGACGTTAGCCTAGTGGTAAGGCAGTGGTTTGTGGAACCACCTAGATGGGTTCAATTCCCATACGTCACCCCGCCCTTATAGCTCAGTGGTAGAGCAACTCACTAGTAATGAGTAGGTCGTTGGTTCAAATCCGACTGAGGGCTTCTGAGGTCGCCAAGTGGTAAGGCAGCGGGTTTTGGTCCCGCCATTCGTGGGTTCGAATCCTACCCTCAGAACCTGTCGGATTGGTGTAATTGGTAGCACGACGGTCTCCAAAACCGTTAGTGGGGGTTCAAGTCCCTCATCCTTCGCCTATACTCTGGTAACTCAGTGGAAGAGTGCTTCGCTACGAACGAAGAAGTCGGGGGTTCAAATCCCTCTCAGAGTGCTTGACAAATTCTTAAGAGTTTGTTACTATATAAAGAGATAGAGGTTAAGTCCCTGTTACATCCTTATGAGGTGTATCACACTTAATCCATCATCGTGGGGAAGTGTAACGGTTGCACAGAAGTCTCATAAGCTTCAGGTAGGTGGTTCAACTCCACCCCCCGCCTCCATTTGTCGTTGTGGCGGAATTGGTAGACGCGCTGGGTTTAGGTTCCAGTAGATTAATCTGTGAAGGTTCAAGTCCTTTCAACGACACTTGACAATTAAAACTGAGTAGTTTATAATTGTCTCATAAGCGGAATTAGTTCAGTGGTAGAACGCCATCCTTCCAAGTTGGATGTCACCGGTTCGAATCCGGTATTCCGCTCTGAACCTTAAGGTTCTTTATAGGTGATAAATCCAGCGTGAATTTCGCGGTGGCAATTGGCACAGACAAGAATGCATTTTCTTGCTTCTTCTCTTTGCTTTTCTAAAGAAGCAGTTGTTCCTATTACACCTCCTTCTTTACTATTAGGGTCTAAGTGATGAAAATCTAAAGCAGCAATACATTTGTTGTATCCACAAATACAACATTTTCCACCTGCTTCTTCTTTTATCAAAGCAACATTTTTTCTTCTAGTCTTACAAACCCTATCTGCCATATTTTTTGCCCAGTTAGGATTTTTTGCTTTTCTTTCTGCATAAGTCCTAGTTTCTTTCTTAGACATAATGGTATTAAATATAAATGTTATACCATTATTTATATTTTATTCCTGCTTAGCACAGTTGGTAGTTGCGCTGGACTGTTAATCCGGATGTCGCTGGTTCGAGCCCAGCAGCAGGAGTTGGAAGGTCTGGAAATGTTCGGGTCTTCCATAAGAGTCGGGATCATCATATCCGACTCACGAAATCCTAAGTTCGCTTAGGTCGGGGATTTGATCACCCCTGTTTGTAGGTGCCAAAACCGCTCCTCAGATCTAGTATTCTGTGTCTGAGTGAATGTGAAGAGTGATAACATAGGTAAAGTTATCTCCGCCTACCATAACCTCTGGTAGTCTATTGGTAAGGACAGGCAGACAATGCACTTGGAAACTAGGTTCGATTCCTAGACAGAGGTCACGGGCGATTAACTCAGCGGTAGAGTGCCTCCTTTACACGGAGTAGGTCGGCGGTTCGAATCCGTCATCGCCCACTTAATAAATACTTAGAAAAAGAGTATAATGGAAAAACTATTTAAACTCTTGAGTGATGCTCAGTCATCACTCTTTGTGTTATTTCATAAAACCTGGGCATTCCATTGGAATGTTGTTGGGGAAGATTTTACACAACTTCATCAACTTTTTGGTGGTCAATATGAAACAATGTTTGGTGAAGTCGATAGGCTTTCTGAACATATGAGATACTTAAATGTAAAACCTTTGAGTTCTCTCTCAAGAATGCTTGAGGTAACTCAGATCAAAGAAGCAGCAAGTTCGACTGGAGCAAAGGAAATGCTTCAAGAACTTCTTGATAATAACACTAAGTTTTGTGAGTTAATGTCTGAGATTTCAGAAGAAGCAGAAGAGCAAAAATCTTATGCTACTGCTAATCTAGTTCAAGATTTGATGGAGTCTCACGGGAAATTTGTTTGGCAATTAAGAGCACATTTACAATGAAAACTTACAAACAATTTAAACAAATCGCTTATGCTGCCTCCAAACCTCACAATGTCTATAACCCAATTACAGGCAAGAAGACGCATATAGAGGCAGGAAAGGCAATGGCAAAACGTTCTTCATCTAGTGCTGGTGGAAACGGAGAATAAATAAAACACTTAACAACATTATGTTGCAATGGAAAACCTAAGAATTAGGTGTCGTTCCTGTAATAAGGAACTGGAAGGGCATCCTACTAAAACTGTAACTTGTGGATGCCCAAATATGGCATCAATTCGTGGAGATCGCATTAGTGCTATTGACTTATCTAATGTGGTTATGCTAAACTCATTAGGAACAAAACAAAAATCTGGAGTTCTTTCAAATGAAGATATTGCCTGGCAAGAGGCACGTCGTCAACGTAAGGTTCGTAGATTAGATTTTGAAGTCCGTTAAGGACTTTTTACTGGAAAGGTGGTCGAGTGGTTGAAGGCTCTAGTCTTGAAAACTAGCGATGTGAAAGCATCCGTGGGTTCGAATCCCACCCTTTCCGTTTTAACTTAAGTTACAAATTTAACAATTTCTTCAACAGTGTTACCGTATGAACACATAATCGACAAGTTGAAGTATTTGCTAGTATAACTATTAATATTCAACTTAACTCATATGGATCAACATACCTATGATAATTGGGTGAAAATAAAGGAAACTTTTGAATCATCTGGTAACACTGGTAATATGTTCTATAAGAGAGCAGTTGAAATTGTAAAAACCCGTAAAGATCCTCTTGCAAAGTTTCTTGGAGATGAAAAGTGATGGAACCTGGTGATGAATTTATAAGTCGTAATGAAGTTCAGGAGATGATCGATGCAGCAATACGACGACACAACCGTAATGCTTCTATCATTAGTATGTGCGTCGGTTGGGTGGTTCTTGCTCTATTTGCTGAAGGACTTTTAAGGCTTATTGGTGCAATTCCACCTATATTGCCGTGGTTAAAAATCACTCTTAATTAAAAGATTTTAAGAAATGGTAGTAAGATTTACGGAAGAAGATCTAAAAGAACTTCAACAAAGAGTTTTACGGCAAAAAATAGACGAACTATTTGAAGAACCATCTACTTATGAGGATGAAGAAGATGATTAAATCAATAATATTAGCGATTCTTCTTTTTACTTCTATTGGATTGTTTATTCAATGGGGACTTACACAGACATATTCGAGGGTTTTATGAAAGTAGGATTGATTGGATTAGGTAGAATGGGCGAAGGAATGTCCCGCCGCATGATGAAAGCAGGAATTGAAGTTTGGGGTTATAGGAGAAATTATGATAAGGCAAACGAAGCATTTCAGAATGGATACGTGAATGGTATTACAACTACCATTGAAAATCTTGTTAAAGTAGTTAAGGAAAATAAAAGAGGTGGAACTCAACCAGGTATTTTTCAGATGGTAGTTCCTGCCGAAACAGTAGAGGAAACTATTAATGAACTACTACGATATTGTAGTGAAGGAGATATTATTATTGATCATGGCAATAGCAATTTTAAGGACAGTCGGAAGAGAGCAGAACGTCTGGCAAAACTGGGTATCCAATATATTGATTGTGGCACTAGCGGTGGTGTTTATGGTTTGGATCGTGGATACTGTCTTATGGTTGGAGGTGGAAATACTGCAGTCGCCACTTGTGCAAAAATATTTGATGCCCTTGCACCAGGAATCAATGCTGCCAGAAGGACTCAGTTTAACTCAGACGTAACTTCTGCTGAGTTTGGTTGGTTGCATTGTGGTGGTCCAGGTGCAGGGCACTTTGTGAAGATGGTGCATAACGGTATTGAATATGGTATTATGCAGGCATATGCAGAAGGATTTAACATCATCAAGAATGCTAATGCAGGTGCCCAGTATGTCAGAGAAGGAGATGCAGAGGTTGCCCCTATGGCAGACCCAGAATCCTATTGCTATGATATTGACGTTGCTGAGGTTGCTGAGTTGTGGCGTCGTGGCAGCGTTGTTGGTAGCTGGTTACTTGACCTTACCGCTGATGTTCTACGGAATGATGGTCAACTTAAACAGTTCTCTGGAGGCGTATCCGATAGCGGTGAGGGTCGTTGGGCTGTTTCTGCCGCTGTGGACCTTGGTATACCCGCTCCTGTCATTACTACTGCCCTTTATGAAAGATTTAATTCACGCAATTTGGGCACTTTCGCTGCCAAGATTTTGAATGGTATGCGTTATATGTTTGGTGGGCATCACGTAAGGTGAGGGAATTACTTTTAATTACTTCAGTTCCTTTTATTTTAGCAACTCTTTATTTCGGCACTAAAGGGGGATACTATGATACAGAGAAATACAACGGGAATGGAACCGCACATTAAGCAAAGATATCAATTTGCTGCATCATCATTTGTAAGAATGTGGGGGCATAAAGCATTAAACGATCATCGCATCATAGAATTTTGTGAGATGTGGTCTTATAAAACTGAAACCCCTCCATTAAATGATAATGTTGTTGATCAATACTTTTATTATGAGTTTAAATCTTGGAGGGGATATTGATGTTTCACATTGTAGAAGCACTCGCACAGAACCAAATTTGGTTGTTTATGTGCGGTATGGGATTGACAGTGGTTCCTTTTGCTGGTATTATGTTTATACACCGCAATAAATAAACGTGTGACGGGGTGTAGCGCAGTTTGGTAGCGCATCCGCTTTGGGAGCGGGAGGTCGTAGGTTCGAATCCTATCACCCCGATTGTCTTATGACATTTAAAAATTATTAAGTTGAATTCATGAATGAGCATAAAATTGCCAAATCTGCTGGACATTATGAGGCAGCTATTCCAGATGAACTGATGGATTTAATTGTTAAAGAAGTTGAAAGTATCGACAATGAAGTCTTTTCAGAAGCCAGTATTGGGGATTCTGGAAGTTCTATTATTGAAACTAAAACAAGGAATTCTAAGATCACTTGGTGGTATGAAGAGCATTGGGTATGTTCTATTTTTTCCCATTACTTCAACAAAGCAAATAGGGAGTTCTGGGAATATGATTTAACCTACTTGACAGGTATTCAGGTAACCAGTTATGATATAGGAGAGCATTATGGGTGGCACGCAGACTATGGTAATCCAGATGATTCGAATCATACACGTAAATTAAGTGCTACTTTACTTGTAAATGATCCTTCTGAATATGAAGGTGGAGATCTTGAATTTATTGATTATCACGGAAGAACTCTTGTTGCTCCACGAACTAAGGGAACTATGATCATATTTGATTCTAGAGTTCCTCATAGAGTAACTCCTGTAACTAAAGGAAAAAGAACTTCTTTAGTTGCTTGGATGCTTGGTCCTAAACTTCGATAAATTATAAATTAAGTTGTAGATATGGAAAACATTTCGCCCACGATGGAAAAATTTAACGTAGAATATTTCCAGCAAAATTTTGACGAAATTATGGAAAGAGTTGATAATGGGGAGACCTTTATTGTTCAGAGTGAATATGGGAATGCTATGTTAGTTCCATATAAAGATGTTGTAGATGTATTTGAAGATTCTAGAGTTTCTGAAGAAGATTTTACAAGACTTTACAGAGACCACGAAGAAGCCCCTTGACAAAGCGTTTCAGATCCGCTATTATAGATCTGAAATTAAGCGAGTGAGACTTGGTAGTCAGAGGAGCCTTATAAACTCTTTCCGCCAGATTAGCGGCTTTGACCTGGTTCGAATCCAGGCACTCGTATTTGCTCCTTTAGCAATCTGGTGAATGCAGCGAACTCATAATTCGCCTGAGGCGTGTTCGATCCACGCAAGGAGCACTGGACACTTCCGAAAGCGTCCTACTTGACTTCTCTCAGTCAAACCCTTATAATACTAAGGTCAACATTCAAAACAATGACTCTCATTTCTAAATTTAAGAAAGACGTTCAGACCCTTCGTGGTGCTGCAAATGGCGATTTCTATCTTGATGTAAAGAATCCAAAACTCTTTAAAAAAGTTCGTCGTTTTTATGAGCAAGAAGGTGTAGT